GTGCCGACTCATGCCAAAAATGCTTTGCAAAAAATTGTCACTGAAGAGTTTGCCGGTGTCTTCAAAAAGTCAAACATGGCGCAGGTGCTGACAGCTTTCTACAACGACCGGTTGGAAAAGATACATCAGGCGGTGGAACCCGTCACCGTCGAGTCAGCCGAACCCGTCGCAGCGTAGTGAGTCTATTGGCTACTGGCGTAGCGCAGCCGGCGCGCACATGTGGTCCAGCCGGGGACATGGCAAGTTGCCATTCTCATTGTATGCAAAGTTCCGCTTGCCAGTGGCCAAGTTAATGAGGTGAGATGATGCAAATTGATTTACCGTATCCGCCTTCCTCCAATCGCTGCAATTACGGGGAATCGCCAGCCGTGATACCAGATCAGCCTGGTGTGTACATAATTCTCAATAAAGTTAATCAGCACATCTACGTTGGATCCACGGTTAAACTGCGCCGTCGATGGTATCAACATTCTTGGTCACTCGATAACAACAGCCATCATAACCCCCACTTGCAGAATGCTTGGAATAAGTATGGCAATCATAACTTTTGTTTTATCGCCCTGGAGATAGTTGCCAGCAATGACATGATTTTGCCAACCGAGCAGAGGTGGATAGACGCCATTGATGCTGCCAATCGCACCGATTGCTACAACTTTTGCGCGAAGGCTGGCAGCCACTTGGGGCGCAAGCGTAGTGAAGAGACGCGCCGCCGACTGTCCATTGCTAACATTGGAAAAAAGGCTAGTCCAGAAGCTAGACAAAAGCAGAGATTGGCCAAGCTGGGCAAAAAACAGGATCCGGAAGTTGCCAAGAGGAACGGTGACGCTCGAAGGGGGAAGCCGGTCAATAGGCCGTCAGGAATAATCAATCACAATCTGCGAAAGTTTACGCCGGAACAGGTGCGAGAGATAAGGCGCAAAAAGGCGGAAGGGGTTTCGTACTCGACCCTTTGTGCTGAGTATGGTTCTTCCGTTGGCCCTATCCAACGCATTGTTAACAGAGAGGCTTATAAGGACATCGTATGATAACTATCGAATTACCATACCCGATTTCATCAAATAGATATTGGAGGATGTATCGTGGCCGAATGGTTGTCAGTGAAGAGGCGCAATCCTACAAGAAGTCAGTCGGACTTATCGCCAACGTCGCCGGTCTACATCCGGTAGATGGTGAGCTTTGCGTAACTCTCCACATTCGCCGCCCCGCCAAGCGCCGCGACCTCGACAACCATGTAAAAGTTTTGTTTGACTCACTGCAAGGCTACGCATACAACAATGACAGCCAGATCCGTGAGCTGCATATCACGATGGCCGACGACAAGCGCAACCCCGGTGTTACCGTGAATGTTAGTCAGTTTTGTTCACCGTGAAAAGGTCACTAATCGTTACAGGCATCCCCTCGGACTCAAAGAAAGCGATGATACCAGCGAGGGTTGAATACTTGATAAAGCTTTTTTCGTTTGGCTCATTCAAAAATAGAGACTGGGCCGCCTGTCGTGACATCCCTAACGATGTACCAACATATTGCCAGGAGTAAACTTTTCTATTTTTTTCTTGCAATTTCATCAGGCATTGAAAGAATTTATGTGTAACAGTAATTGACATTGAAAATTAGCGCTTTCTTTTGCAAACCAGTGCTTGACAAACAGTGCTTTACAATGTTATACTACCATTACCGAACGCAAGCAGTCAATAGCAAGTTTTCGGTGTTAGCCGGGGAGCGGCAGTCCGGTCACTGTCGTAACAAGAGCCTGAATCATCTGTGTGGTAGCGGATGAGTTAGGTAGGGTACACAAAAAAACTGAATATCGCCCAACGTCGAACCCATTCATTATTCAAGCGGGCAGTTAACTGGCACTACCACAATGCCAACAAGCGTAACGTGTACCTTGCGCTGTTAACTGCGACCACTTGAGCAATGAATGGGTTTTTGTTTTACCAAAAAGTAAAGCCGGTTGGATGGGCTAACATCCACCGGCTTAGTAGCCACCGAAAGGGTTAAGGCACGATGGCAAGCACTATTGTACTACCGAATGTAGATGAACGCCAAGAGGTATATGAGCAGGTTAGCGAGATGATGCCTGATCATAGCGCCGACTTTATTGCACTGCTCAAGACATTGCCGCTGGATAAGGCCACGTTGCGCCGTCTTGAGAATGTTGTCTGTGATTGGGTGGCAAACCAAGACCACGCCGCTTTTAACATGGGCTACCTGATGGGTATGGCCGCCAATGCGCAGCCGGTTATGGGTCTGAACTGAGGTGCAACGATGAGTAAGTTTATTGACATAACTGGACAAAGATTTGGTCGGCTTCTGGTTCTAGCGGTTGACGGCAAGGATCGGTTTGGTACTTTCAAGTGGCGTTGCGTGTGCGATTGCGGAAAAGAAGCAACAGTTGGTGGTAGCTCTCTGAGAAAAGGCGTTACAAAAAGCTGCGGATGTTTGAACCTGGAAAAAATAAAGGAGGCAAATACCCGCACCAAAACCAAGCACGGAAAACACAATTCACCAACATATATCTCCTGGAAAGCGATGCTTTCCCGCTGCTTGTACCCAAAGAATATTGGGTGGGACGATTATGGTGGCCGCGGTATTTCGGTTTGTGATCGCTGGTTGAGTTTTGATAATTTTTACGCCGATATGGGAGACCGCCCAGCCGGTAAATCTTTAGACCGTATAGACTCTAACGGCAATTACGAGCCTAGCAACTGCCGGTGGGCAACTCGAAGTCAGCAGAACCTCAACCGCCGCACAGTATCGAAGTAAAAAGGAAGCGCCGCCCTGCTGGTACAGGAGCGGCGCAAATGAAGGGTGTAGAAGGGATACAGGGTGATTATACCATGAACATCTTAGGAACACAACTCAGTGTAGAAAACTACAAAGCGCTCAAGCTGGCGATGGCACAGCGCTTGCCTGGCTTGAACGTGCAGACAATCAACGCCGCCGGCAAGTTTGCCGTGAATGGCAACGTAACGCCGGATGACGTGGCAGCTATTAGTGCGCTGTATGACGAGTGCAGCGCCGCCATTGACAGCGGCTTTTCGATGCTAGTTCACCAGGCTGCACAGCGCCGGCGCAGCCAGACGCACAATGCAGCCATGAAGCGCCAGGCGAATAGCCTGCGGTTTGGACGGTGGTGACCATGAAACGACTAATCAAAATTGTGTTCGGCGTATTCAAGTGCCCCAAGTGCGGCGCGTACTATGACCCGACGTACAATCGTAGTTGCCCGGAGTGTGGCCGATGAACACACCAACACTCACCAAGCCACGCATCATCGCCATTGGCCGCTGTGTTGGTGGCAGCGCTTTCAAAGTGACGGCACCGCCGGTAGACTGGCCGACAGATGATGAGATCGCCGACATCATCCGCATTAACAACTNNAGGCGGATTATCGACGGTACCGGAAAATGTGCAAGCGAAGCAACGTGTAATTCATTGGCTGGCCTGTTGCGACAGACACCGCCCGGTGTGATGGCGGCAGGCTGGCATCTCCAAAAAGGAGTAGGAAATGTGGAATGATGAAAAAATTTACAATACGGCTCGTGACGTAGCATCTAGGGAATTACGCTTCATTGCCATCAAGGAGGCACTTATCCAGATGCGCAACGAGGATGAAAGAGGATTGGAGAAAGCGCAGCGGCGCATCGTCGAGTTGGAATCCTTCGACGCTGCGTCAAAGGTGACCATCGAAAAGATGGCGCTGCACATCAATGCGCAGGGCACCCGTATCGCTGAACTGGAAGCGCAACTGGCCGCGGCGCTGGACACGATTGAGCGTGCCACCTGGTGCGAGGTGTGCGGCTTACCTGCTGCGCACTGTCGGGAGAATCACTGGTAACCTAACCCCAGGCATAAATGCCGGGGCTTTGTCCCTGGCGCTACGCTGGCAAGAGTGCCTTAAGAAGCAAGCCGTTTCTCTTGTGGTTCCATCGCATCCGGGACATTAGCCATTTTATCCAGGTTATTCGTCGATGTGCCTGGTGGCTTACTGAGCTGGGTTACATGTCGGCGTCACCGACGCAACTTACACACCCTGCGAGACGCGTAAACAGAGTGCGTTCGACGAAACTTTATAGGTGTATTATAGCATATTTTCGAGAATAGTTCAAGGGGAGAGGATCTCCAAGTTGAGTACAACTTGCCTTCTTACATCCCCATAGCTGAAGCAAGGGGTATCCCGAAGGAGTTTTGATGAAACCCGGTGACAAGGTGATTGTGGCACGTCACCAAGCGTTCACCACACAGCGTAAGCCAATGCTTGGCACGTTCGCCGGCAACCTTGGTGAAGGCCGCGTCGCCGTGTGGCTGCCTGGTGAGGACCACGCTTCACACTTCAGCCACACCGAAGTGCGGCCATACACCGAAGCGCTAT